GGTTCACAACAACGCACCCATTTTCTACCAATTAAAACCCAAACATTTCTATATCCACATATAGGATATCTTACATCCATTATATATATAGTATATAATTTAGAGTTTGTCCAGACCTTTTCTTTTGGTTTAGGTGTAATATACGTCATTTATTTTTCCCACCTGTAAAATTTATGGTCATCTATTCGTGTTATATAAGTCTTACTACTTGCCCAACTTGGGTTTACATAAGTAGCATGGTAATGTGTAGAACCCTCAACAAAATCATCTAAGTTTCCATTTAATACTCCCTTTGCAATTAAGGTAGCAGTTTGCCAAGCATCTTTATTTCTAACTTTATCACTTTTGCCATCACAATACCAACTAAATTGACACTTATTCTTTACAGGAAAATCTTTTTTCCAAGAGTATGTAGGACCTTGTTTGACTACCTCACAAACTGTGTGAGGAAATCGACTGTCTTGTACCCTATTCATTACCACTTGTGCTACTGCCATTTGACCAACTAAACTCTGATTCTTTGCTTCATGGTAAATGTTTAGGGCAAGACATAATACTGCTTCTGCTAACATTTTATATCCTTTCTAGGAGTAAAATCCCACTCTCCATAAAGATGATTTATTTTTAATAATAAATTTTTAGCATCTTCTATAGATAATTTAAACCATTCTCCTTTTCTGTCAGCAGATAACTTATTTGCTTCTTTATGTGCTTTTGTTTCAGATAAACTTCTATCGTGAACAGGTATAGCCATTTCTAACTTATAATCTCTAAATGGACTAGACGTTTGATAAGACAAACATCTATCGTTAGGATTAACAGCTTTTCCTATTTTTATCCATCCTTCCCAAGCAGGATTGGTGATTAAATAAATATACCCACCTAATCCCTCTTGATTATATAATAATTCAGAAACTTTATTTATATCAGCGACATCTTTTGCACTATACTTTATTTTAGATGCATCTCCACCTTGATTTATATACCCTCTTAAAGTTCTATACTCACGTTTATAAAATACAAGACCTTTATTATTCATATGATGATTTAATCCTGTTTCTCTCCATGTGTGTCCATCATAGCGTTTTCCATCTTTTCGTACATCACCTTTTTTAGGTTTATTGGATAGAACCATAGATGTCATTAAATAATCTCTAACTGTTTTATTCATATCCTATACTCCTATAAAATGTATAGCAGTTGATACTATACCTAATGCAACAATAAAGATAACAATAAAGAGAACACTCTCATCAACACTGTTTAAAAAATGAAATATCCTACCAAACATTATAATAAATCCATTATAAATGCTATGGTAAGCCACCCAAATATAATTATTACAATAGTTCGTAATACATTATCCATCTGTGGGTCTTGTGATTCATCTGTGTTGAACCAAAATAAAAATCGTTTTAATTTATTTAACATTATATATCTCCTTTCAATTAAAAGTTGTAACCTAATGCCATCTTAGCATCTTCACTCATTCTTTCAGGTGTCCAAGCAGGTTGCCAAATTAAATGCACAGAAACTAAACCAACATTTTTAAGTTCAGAAACTTTATTAGCAACTTCTTTTGGCAGTTCTCCTGCAACTGGACAACTTGGAGATGTTAATGACATTTCTATATCAACATCCCCATTATCATGTCCATGTATATTATAAATTAAACCTAACTCATAAATATTAACAGGTATTTCAGGGTCATATATTTTTGATATAACATTTAATATATCTGCCCTTGAAACTATATCTTCTTGTTTTATATTTTTTAATTTTAAACCTGCCTTTGCTACATAACCTTCATCAACTGAGGGTAAAAAATCATTTAAAGATGGGTTTTCTTTATCCATAATAATAATTATTCCTCAAAACTTTGAAGTGTTGAAAAATCATCTTGTTTTGGTTTTTGTTTTGGAATCTCTAGGAAGTTCATGTTCATACTAAACGACCTACGTTCTCCTTTTGTTTTAAATGGGTAGACACAATGAAATAATTGTGCAGGAAATATATAGAAATCTCCTACTCTAGGTTTCACTAAAAAGTTTGTGCAAGAATACCCTGCTGAAGTACCACTTGCAAACTGTATGTGTCCATGTGAAGGATGATGGTCTTTATAATCTTCTTCCCATTCCTTCTCTATACCTTCAGGTAGTTTTAAATATCCAACACAAGATAGATTACAACTTGTATGAATATGTAATGGGTTATATTCGTTTTCAAATTGTCTTACAAACCAACCTGATACAATCTGTAAAGCATAATTATTATTCTCTGTATCTAATTGTCTACTACCTAAACTATTTCTTACTTCTGAAAAAGCATTGTATGACCCTACAAACTGTCCAAACTCTGCTTCTGCAAATTTACGTATCTCTGTAGTAAACTTTAACTCTTCGCTGAGTTTACCCACTAGATTATCTGAATAGTCCTCTAGTTTATCATTCATCATGCTGTTTAAAGTAATAACAGTTTCTTCTTTCATTTTCATATATCCCATAGTAGGACCAAAGGGAGCAATAAACTCCTTATCTTTTCTTGGTGTATATATTAAACTACTACCCATTTACTTTCTCCTTTCTAGTTTCCCAATATTCTTTACCATAATCGTGAACTATCTCCTCACCAACTTTTATATTTTTTATTGCTTCAAAGGCTATAAAACGATTATCCTCTTCAAGTATTCTCCACTCTACATTGGGTTTGTAAGAGTGGTTATATACCATACCATATCCAAACACACAAAGATAGTCATTTTTATCTTGTGGACTTGTAAAAACATAGTCAAATAGTCTGCTATTCTTTTTTAAATCATCATCATCAATCACTATATAAGGACATAGCTCTATAATTGTTCCTTTTGTAACATCTCTTTGAGCAAATACACCCTCTCCATGTAAAGAGGAAGTCGACACAAGTAATTTATCCATTAAATATAATCCAAAATTATAATGTCTTAAACTCACGATTCATACCTTCCTATTGTATAATTAAATTCACACACAACACGACCATGCCAACCTGATAATTTATTTTTAGCAATACTTAAATGTCTTAACCCATCATCTTCTTCTAAATTTGAATCTGAAGAAGTTGTTGGTGGAGATTTAGCAATTAATATCATCAAATCAGCTTCAGCAGCTTTTCCTGTACGACTACCCTCCATCATACTTTGATTAAGTTGTACCCTGCCCTCTGCTTCAGCACTTAATTGCGACATATAAAGCATGGCACAAGAATACTGTTTTGCTATTTGTCTAGCATATATTGCATTTGCTTTTAATGCTTCATCTTGTCTAGCAAATCCACCTTGTTGTGCAAATTTATCTCCCATATCTAACACAACAATATCAGGTTTGTAACTTTTACAAACAGACTCTACCCATGCCATATCTCTACCTGTGCTGTCATATATTTTTATATTATTTTTTACAGGTTCATAAAGTTGTCTTGCTTTTTGTGGATTATCTTTTACTTCTCGCATATTCATGCCTGTTGCTGTTGTTAGATATCTAGCACCAACTCTATGACTACCTTCTTCATTACAAAGCACAATACATTTTGCACCTTGTCTTGCAAACCCATTAGGACTACAAATTAAACTAGCATGAAAAGATGTTTTACCTGTATTGGGTCTAGCACCTATCTCTATTAAATGTCCTGCATTAATTCCTTCAATCTTTCTAGCTAATGTAGGAATATTAAATGTCCATTGTGATTCTAAATTATTTCTATTTACTAATGTGTCAACGCTAATATCATCCCACTCTACATTTAAATTCGGAGTAAAATCATCTGAATAATTTTCAAGAATAGCTCGCAAGGGTTGCAAGCTGGATATACTGCCATTAACATAGTCAAACCCAAGATTGGCAATATCTTCTCCGACAACTTGTTGAAATAATTTTGATAACACATCACCTGCAATATCTTTTCCAAGAGGTTTCTCCTTTCTAATTTTTAAAAACAAATCACCATAAGCACTCTTTTGTGCTGTGGTCATGGTAGTGTTTGATGACATAAACAATGCTTCTACTTCATCAGGTGTCATTGTCCTAGAGTATCTATCCATGCCCTTATCAATAGTTTGTTTTATCTTTCTAACATCTTTACTAAATAATCTATCAGGACAACGAGAACCTCTATAGTCGTCATAAAAAGATTTATCCATCAAACTCCTAACTAATGATAATTCCATTTTATGTGCCTATATAATGCATAATTGTTAAACCTATGATTATGGTGCATATTACAATAACAACACTTTTTAAAACTATATCCATCTCATATTTACTTAACCAAAATAATATTCTTCCAAACATATCTATTGTACTCCTTTCAACTGTCTTAAATTTTCTATGTCTATATCTTTACGATATTTTAAATCATCTGTCAACTTTAAAACTTTAACATCTTTAATATACCCTCTTAATTCTTTTGCTATCGCTAAAGTTTTTTTACTAGCATCAGGGTCTAAAGCAATAATTACTTTGTCATAATTCAATAAAAACTCTCTATGCCCATCAGATAAACTTGTACCTAATAGTGCCACTCCCACACAGTCATAAAACGACACAACATAAGCACTAATACAATCTTCAACAACCACAGCTATATTTCCCTCACCTTTTGAATAAGGTACACTACTATTACCATAGCGTTTCCATTTGGGTAATCGTTTTTCTGATTTACCAGTCGCATCTACAATTTTATCTTTATGCCAAATGGGGAACACAATTCTATTTTCTTTTACATCATACAAAACATCACTAGAACGTACACCATAATATCTTTGAGAGAAGTTACTTTCTTTTAGTGGAACAACATATTCAGGCAACATAAACTCTTTAATATTTTCTTTTTCTTTTTTTTGTATTGTATCACGTATATCATCAGCACTCAATCTTAACCTTGATTTACCTTTTACACTACAAGATGCTTTGTAACAATTCCATACAAGAGAACCCATATTGTTTGTAATAGTAAAAGTTTTATATCCATTACAATTAGGACAGTTTATTCTTTTTGTTTCTCCTATATTTAATTCTATATTATTTATTATATTATCTAACATATATGTACCTTTCCTGCGACATTTAAATGTTTTTACCATAGTTTTTACGTGCTGTCAATGCATTTTTTGCACTTGTATACGTATTTTTTATATAAGGTTGTACAGATTGAGGACTAGCATGACCTGTAACTGACATAATCTGTGCCATAGGAACACCTGATTCTACTAATTCTGTTGTTCCTGTTCTTCTTAAATCTGATATTCTTAATTCTTTAGGTAAGTTAGCCATGTTTAATATTCTTCTAGCAATAATAGATAAAGAACACATTAAATAAGGTTTATACTTTCCATTTCTAGCTTTAGGATAAGGAACAACATACTTTTGAAAATCATAATCTTTTTTCTGTTGTTTGAGCATCAACATTAGTTGTGGTTCAATAGGTAAATGCACTTCTGCTCCCCTTTTAGATTGCTCTAAATGTAATATATTATTTTCAAAATCAATGCAATCAAAAGTTAGAGTTCGCATATCTCCTACTCTTTGGCACAATTCATATGCCATTTGCACAATTAATCCAATATTTCTATATTCAAATTGACTATATGCTACATCTAAAAACTTTTGTAACTGTTCTCTAGTCCATAATATTTTTCTTGACTTTGCTGTTTTCTTTTTGAATGTAGAAAAAGGATTTGTTTCTGCATATCCATGCTCCATAGCAAAAGAATAAAGTTTTCTTGATACTGCACAAATATGATTTGCAGATTGAACTCCACGTTCTAACCATATTTCATATGCTTTTCTAGCTCTTGCTCCTGTCATATTTTTGACACGAACTTGACACAATTTATATTTATCAACTTTTGTGTTTAACATTATATTCATG